CCAGATTAATGAGTTTTTAACAGATTATTCGAATAAAATTGGCGATGATCTTACGTTTACAGAGCTACCTAGGTATCTCCCAGAAAATTGGAGAAATAAATAATTATGGCTATCGAAAAAAACCGTCCAGAAGACGAAGAAACAATTGATATTGAGCTTCCTGAGATCGAAATGAAGACGCCAGAGGGCGACATTGAGATTATTCTGGAAGAAGATGGCGGTGCAACAGTCGAAATGGGCGAGGACGAGCACGAAGAAGTGCCGTTTGACGCCAATTTAGCCGAAGTAGTAGACCCTAGCGAGCTTGGTCCTATCTCCAGCGAGCTTATGGCGCTGTTAGACGCTGACAAAGCGAGCCGTGGTGATTGGGAAAAGCAGTATTCTAAGGGCTTAGAGCTTCTTGGCTTCTCTTACGAGGAGCGTACCAAGCCATTTAAGGGCGCTTGTGGCACAGCACACCCTATGCTTACCGAAGCAATCGTACAATTTCAAGCCCAAGCGTTTAAAGAACTTATGCCAGCCGAAGGCCCTGTCAAAACACAGGTGCTTGGCAAGGAAACTCGTGAGAAATTAGCCAAAGCAGAGCGTGTCAAGGAGTTCATGAACTACCAGTTGACTCAGGGTATGCCCGAATACACGCCTGACTTTGACCAGTTGCTGTTCTACGTCGGTTACGGCGGCTCTGCATTTAAGAAGGTCTACTTTGACCAGAACTTGCAGCGCATGGTCAGCAACTTAGTGTTGCCGGACAACCTGTATATCCCATACCACGGCTCGTCAGTCATGAGCCGTTGTGAGCGGATCACCCACCGTGTGCCCATGTCCACCAACGACTTCCGCAAAGCGGTGGTCAATGGACAGTATTTGGATGTGGCAGAGCCAGAAAAAACCACGGCACCTTCCCAGATCCAAAAAGAAAAAGACAAGCTCACGGGCGTGAGCCAGAGCGGGGAAGAGGAAGAGATCAATCTGTTGGAGTTCCAACTTGACTACGACCTGCCCGGGTTTGAGGACACAGATGAAGACGGCGAACCCACAGGCATCAAGCTGCCCTACATCATCACCTTGGACGAAGTCTCAGGTGAGGTGGTTGGTGTGCGCCGCAACTGGATTGAGGGCAGCCCCATCCATGAGCGCAAAGAATACTACATCCACTACCTGTTGGTACAAGGCCCCGGAGCCTATGGCTTGGGCTTCTTGCACCTAGTTGGTAACCTGACATTGTCTGCTACCTCTGCTTTGCGTCAATTGATCGACGCAGGTACCTTGGCCAACTTGCCAGCGGGCTTCAAAGCCAAGGGCGCACGTATCATGAACGATGACGTGCCGCTCCAGCCCGGTGAGTTTCGCGACATGGATGCAGGCGGTGCAGACTTGCAGCAATCCATTCTGCCCCTGCCCTACAAGGAGCCTAGCCAGACGCTTATGGCCCTTCTGGGCTTCTGTGTAGAGGCTGGACAGCGTTTGGCCAGCATCAGTGACATGCAGGTAGGCGACAGCAACCAAAACGCTGCTGTGGGCACCACGATTGCGTTGTTGGAAAAGGGCTCATCGGTCATGTCGGCCATTCACAAGCGCTTGCATTATTCGCAGCGTTTGGAATTCCAATTGTTGGCCAAAGGCTTCTCTGAGTTCTTGCCCGACGAGTACCCATACGATGTTCCCGGCGAAAGCCGCAGCATCAAGAAGAAAGATTTTGACGACCGTGTCGATGTGTTGCCGGTTTCCGACCCCAACATCTTCTCCGTGTCCCAACGCATCACCATGGCGCAGACTCAGCTACAACTGGCTCAAAGTGCGCCTCAAATGCACAACATGTACGAGGCCTACCGCCGCATGTACGCCGCCATCGGTGTGCGCGACGTAGATGCCATCCTGAACAGCCAAGATATTGACAAGCCCAAGGATCCTGCCAGCGAAAACAGCATGGCTTTGGACGGTTCGCCCCTCAAAGCATTTGCTGGCCAACAACACGATGCGCACATCTTGTCTCACCTGTTGTTTGGCCTGTCGCCCATGGTTGGCCAAATGCCAAACGTGGCCACATCCGTGCTCAAGCACGTGTTTGAGCACATCAAGCTCAAGGCGGAAGAGTTTGTTGAAGCGGAGATCTTCCGCGAGTACGGCACCGATCCAAAAGGCATGGTCTCTGCGTTGCAAAGAGAGGCCATGATTGCCCTCAAAGTTGCAGAGTTCTACCAAGAGGTCAAGGCCAAGCAAGAAGAGCTTTCTGGGGCCAAGAATCCTCCTCCAGACCCATTGGTAGAGTTGAAGAAGCAAGAACTCCAACAATCGGGCCAACGTGACCAAGCTAAGGCTGCTTCCGATCAGGCGCGGATCCAATTGGATCAGCAAAAGGAAGCAAACGACCAATCCAACAATCAGGCCGAGCAGGCGCTGAAAAAAATGATCGAGGACGAAAGAAATCAGATCACCGTTGCCCAAATGACACAAAAAGGAGTTCTCGATGGACGAAAAATTGCCCAAGCTCAGCAGGAAATCCAACAAGCAGCCGAGCAAACTGCCTATGACCAGCAAAATTCCGGGAAAAATGAGTAAAACAACGATACAAAAACCAAAAGCAACGTATATCTTGAGAAAAGATGCGATGAATAAGGTAAAAATCACATAAACTTGTGCATAATCTGTGTATGGCCATCGGACAAGGCCCATTTTGTCTGCCTCATTGGAGCAATCCATGCTTGATTTTGCTGAATCTGTCCAGCGGGAAGTCCGTAAATTACGGAAGACCACGGAAGAACAAGTGCTAGGGCACCGGGTTACTTCTATGGAGCAGTACAAACAACTAATGGGTCGGTTAGAAGGCTATACCTTCGTGGAAGATGCAATTAGGCAGCTTCTAGAGAAAAACCCTGATAGTTGAGGACCCGCATGACATCTGCATTGGAAGAAAAATGGGCACAAGAGGCAGTGGAAGCTGCTGAGGCCGAAAAGTCTGCTCAAATCGCCGCTGAGGTGGAGAAACGAGAACGAGCAGAGCAGGTCGAAGAAATTAAAAAACACATACCACAGCCCACAGGCTGGCGCGTTGTTGTTTTGCCCTATCGGGGCGCACGAAAGACCAAAGGCGGCATTGAACTTGCCGACCAGACTCTGGAACGTCAGCAGTTGACTACAACTTGCGCGTATGTTCTGGCAGTAGGACCCCTAGCGTTCAAAGATACCAGTAAATTCCCCGACGGCGCATGGTGCAAAGAGGGAGACTGGATTATTTTTGGTCGTTACGCTGGTGCTCGTATGGCGATTGATGGCGGAGAGATCCGCATTCTCAACGACGACGAGATTCTTGCTTTGGTGAGCGATCCCGAAGACATTCTTCACATTGCATGAGGTAATTATGGCAACAACTGTCCCTGATACCCAACTTGAGTTTGACTTAGGCACCGATGAGGTGGCTACGGACGTTCATCTTGGGGGAGATTCAACAGAAAATCCGCAAAAACAGTCGATTACGACTGTTGTTGAGGCCTCCGAAAGCAATCGCGACGAGCTAGATGAGATCAACAGTGGTGTGCAAAAGCGCATTGCAAAGCTCACCGCCCGCATGCGCGAGGCAGAACGCCGTGAACAAGCGGCAATCGAGTATGCAAAAGGCCTTCAAACCAAGACGCAAGACCTCGAACAGAAGCTTGTACACACCGATTACAGCCGCCTAAATGAGGCCAAAACCCGCTTAGAGACCCAATCTGCCACGCTGAAGCAGATCATCCGCAAAGCACGGGAAGAAGGCGACATTGACACGGAAACTGAGGCAAATCAGCGCCTGACGGACCTGACAATGGAATCTCGCCAAGTTGCGGGATGGTTGCAGACCCAAGAGCAGCAGGTACGTCGCCAGCCACAAATGCAGCCTCAACAGCCGCAATACCAACAGCCCCAGCAACAGCAGTACCAAGAACGTCCTCAGCCCAGCCCCAAAGCGGAATCATGGGCGGAAAAGAATGCTTGGTTTGGCCAAGACCGCACGATGACCTATGCTGCATGGGGCATACATCAAACTTTGATCGAGGAGGAGGGTGTTGACCCGAATTCCGACGAGTACTATACTGAGCTAGACCGACGCTTACGGGACGAGTTCCCCAAGCGCTTCCAGAACGAAAGTTCTGCAACTCAATCCAGACAACAGCGTTCCGCACCCGCTGTTGCACCTGCTTCCCGTAGTTCCGGGGTGAATCAAGTGCGCCGTACTGTCCGGCTATCGCCGAGTCAGGTTGCTATGGCAAAGAAACTGAATGTTCCTCTTGAGGAATATGCCAAGTACGTAAAGGAGTAAGACATGACCAAAGAGCAACTCACCATCGATAGAGCCCCTCGCGTTTCACGTGAAAAGGAAACTCGTCGCAAGCCTTGGGCACCACCTTCACGCTTGGATACTCCACCGCCCCCTGAAGGGTATGGTTACCGTTGGATTCGTGCAGAAGTCAACGGTTTCTTGGATAAGCAAAACGTGTATAGCAGTTTGAGAGAGGGCTATGAACTAGTCCGCCTTGAAGAACTGCCCGAAGAGTATCAAACAATGTTGCCGACAATTGATGACGGCAAACATGCGGGAGTTGTTAGCGTCGGGGGCTTGCTCTTGGCGAAGATTCCTAAAGAGACCTCTGAGGAGCGTAATGCCTATTTCCGTCAAAAGGCAAAGGAGCAGTTAAGTGCCGTAGACAATGAGATGCTGCGTGAAAACGCCCACTCTACAATGCGTATCCAATCCCCCGAAAGAAGTTCAAAGACAACTTTCGGACCTCGTTGATTCGAGGGACACTTAAACTTTTTAGGAGCTTCAAATGGCAAACATCAATAAGCCCTATGGTCTGCGTCCGCTCGGTAATTTGTCCGCTACTGGTGCTCAAAAACAGTACGGCTATCAAATTGCTGACAACCAGTCTGGGGCAATTTATCAGGGGGACTTGGTTGTTTTGTATGATGGTTACATCATCAAATACGATGCGTCTACCCACACTGCGCCTACCGGCGTTTTTAACGGTGTTCAGTACAATGATCCAACACGCTCTAACAAGCCGACTTGGAAAAACTTTTACCCCGGCAGCATCGACGTTACTGTCGGTCTAATCGATTGCGAAGTAATCGATGATCCCGCTCAGTTGTTTCTTGTCCAAGCAGACGGTTCAGTTACTCAAGCCAACATTGGTAAGAATGCTGACCCAACTGCTTCTACTACTGGTTCTACCACCAAAGGTATTTCCAACGGTAGTTTAGGTTCCGCTTCAATTGCAAAGACCGCCGCACTAACTTTCAAGATCTTGGGTTTCTACAACATCCCTGAAAATGAAATCGGCACTTACGCACAAGTGGTTGTTAAATTGAATCAACACCAGTACGGTAGCGTCGGTGTTGCATCTGACGGAGCATAATCATGGCAATTTCACGTTCACAACTAGTTAAAGAACTGGAACCCGGCCTGAACGCTTTGTTCGGCATGGAGTACGACCGCTACGAGAACGAGCATGAAGAGATTTTCGATATCGAAAGCTCTGACCGTGCGTTTGAAGAAGAGGTGATGCTTACCGGTTTCGGTTCCGCACCAATTAAGGCTGAAGGCGCTGGCGTTTCATACGACACCGCTAACGAGTCCTTCACGGCGCGTTACACCCACGAAACCATTGCAATGGCGTTTGCCCTGACCGAAGAGGCTATCGAGGACAACCTCTATGACCGTCTGTCTGGCCGCTACACCAAGGCTTTGGCCCGTTCAATGTCCCACACCAAGCAAGTTAAAGCTGCTTCCGTGTTGAACAACGCATTCACCGGTGGCGCTTACGCTGGCGGCGACGGCGTGGCATTGTGCTCAACTTCTCACCCCACCGCTTTGGGCCCTAACCTCAGCAATACTCCCACTACACAGGCCGATCTGAACGAAACGTCTTTGGAGCAGGGCATTATTGATGTGGCGAGTTTCACTGACGAGCGTGGTTTGAAGATTGCCATTGGTGTGCGTAAATTGGTTGTTCCAAAAGAACTCCAGTTCACCGCCGAGCGTCTGATGAAGACTACCCTGCGTACATCTACCGCTGACAACGATATTAATGCCATCAAGTCAATGGGCCTGATTCCTCAGGGTTACACTGTCAACCACTTCTTGACCGATACAAACGCTTGGTTCATGTTGACCGACGCGCCAAACGGCTTGAAGATGTTCCAACGTGTGGGCATTAAAACCGCTTTCGAAGGCGACTTCGACACCGGTAACGTGCGCTACAAGGCACGTGAGCGTTACAGCTTCGGCTGGTCTGACCCTCGCGGCATCTACGGTTCTTCAGGTTCGACCTGATAGATCGGTCGGTTACCCGTTAGCGACCTTAAAGGAAGAAACGGCAAGGGGGTGTGAAGCCCCCACTAAGGCTCCTTCGGGAGCCTTTTTTATTTTGTTGCACACACATTTTTTTTGGTGTATATTGGGCACATCCCGGGGTTTCCGGAACATCTGACAGTCCCGGCTGACGACATGCAGACAGATGTTCCCTCATTCGCATGTAAGGAAATAACATGGCACGTACTACGTTTCAAGGTCCTGTTCGCTCGATGAGCGGCATCTATCAACAAGGCCCCGCTGCCGTTGTTGAAATCACAACCAGCACCACACTCAACCCAATTAGCCACGCTGGCCGCATCATTGCTGTTGGCGGCACTTTAGCTTCCGCTCTAACACTGACGTTGCCTGCAATTGTCATGACCGCTGACCCCTCTTCTTCGGGTCCCGGTGCAAACCCCAACACCGCCAACAACGAAGGCGTGATTTACAAAATTTGGGTTCCAACCACAATTGCAACAAGCTCGTTGAAGATTGGCACCAACGGCACCGACAAGTTTGTTGGCTCCATTACCATGAACGACGTTGACACAGACGGTGCAGCATTAGTCGGCTTCTTTGCTGCTGCCGCCAACGACTTCATCAACTTGAACGGTACTACCACTGGTGGTGTTGCAGGTTCGTGGGTTGAAATCTTTGCAATTGCCGCTAACAAGTACATGGTTAAAGGCACACTGTTGGGCACAGGTACTGTTGCTACGCCGTTTGCAAACTCTTAATAGGAGCCTCTTATGTCAGGCATTCAATTTGACGTAAAGTCAAAAAACATGACGGCTACCGGTGCATCAGGTATTGGTGTGCCTCGCGCCCGTGTGAAAGCCATTTACATACTGAATGCTTCAACCTTAGGTTCAGTGTCCTTTAGGAATGGTGGAAGCGGAGCGGCAGAGTTGATCAAAATTGATACTCCGGCCAGCACTACAGGGGGCTCTACGGTAATTTTAGTTCCCGGCAATGGGGTGGTGTTTTCAGCAGACCCTTATTTAACTTTAACAACTGTAACCTCTGTTACATTTTTTTACGGATAAGGAGCCCAGCATGGGAAAAGCAGCAAAAGTTGAAGCTTACGGCAAGGATGCCACAGGCTATTCATCCATCAGCCAATTGGCCGATGGAGGCCACGGCATGAAACCCATGCTCAAACAGGCTTCTAACAAGCCCAAGGGCCCCGTCAGTTCCGCCTCCCCCCGTGGAGTAGGCGTGGCCAAGAACAAGCCCTGCAAGATGTATTGAGGGGAGCAAAATGAACAATCAGGAAAAATACAAGAACAAGGGATATAGGTATATCGATGGGGTAGAGCAGCCAAAACAAAAATCCGGTTCTATAGGACATGCGGGTTTTGCCGTTGGTCGTTTTCCTGATTCTTCCCCCAAAAAAGCACCCATGCAAGTTAAAAAAGCATCCCTGCGGTTTAAAAAAGGCGGTTCAGTCACCGCCCGTGGTAAAGGCGCTGTAATGAAAAAACGCCCAACAAAGAATTGCTGAGGAGAACGCCATGGGATTTTTTGACGATACTGTTAAAGTAATAGAGCGGGAAATAAAAACCAAAAAAACTGCCGATGATGCTGATGCTGCGGTAAAAGCCAAACAAGTTGCTGCTGAAAAAGCAGTGAATGACGAGGCTGCTTCTCCCATAGGAAGCAAATCCTCTTCGTATTCGGACAAGGGCAGCTTGACTAGGTATAGGCCAGTTACTCAGAAAGAAATTGAAATCAAGTCAAATCTTGCGGGGTTCAAAAAAGGCGGTTTGGTTGCCCGTGGCCAAGGTGCCGTGATCCGTAAGAAAAAGTCAGCGAGGATTTGCTGAAATGGACATGATGCTTTGGAACCTCGGCCTCTCCGTTGTCTTGGCACTGGTAGGCTGGGTCTTAAAAGAAAAAGCCATGGAGCTTTCGCGCTTGTCGATTCTTTTGAATCGTACCCGCGAAGAGGTGGCGCGAGATTACGTTACAAAGAATGAAGTGCATGCGGACATCAATCGTGTGCTTGACCGTTTGGATCGTTTGGATGCCAAGATAGACCGTTTAATGGAAACTCGAACTTAAAGGTGGACATATGAAAGCAAAGATGACGATGAAGAAGGCTGAGAAATCTTCTAAAAAAGACGCAATGCCCATGAAAATGAAAGATGGCAAAAAAGTGCCTATTTTCATGAACAAAGGCGGCGGCACTCCATCTACTGTTGAAGTGCGTGGCATGGGCGCAGCGCGTGGCCGTAAAGCAAAAATTTGCTAATTTATGGCCACCTCCGGTACATCGTCCTTCAATCTGGATTTTGATGACCTGATTTACGAAGCGTATGAACGCTGCGGAATTCAGGCAAGGACCGGCTACGACATGAAAACGGCGGCTCGTTCCTTGAACTTGTTGTTCTCGGAGTGGGCTAACCGTGGCTTGAACTTGTGGACGATTGAGGAACGATCCCTTAATTTAGTTACCGGGACGCATGAGTACACATTGCCCGCAGACACATCAAACGTGTTGTCCGCCGTTGTTCGGACCGGTTCTGGGCAATCGCAGCAAGACATCGTGATTGATCGCATCAGCAGGGCCGAGTACCTGCATTTGCCCAACAAAACTACCCAAGCACGGCCTGCCCAGTACTATGTACAGCGCACAATTACTCCGTTGCTGTACGTGTACCCCTCGCCAGATGCTTCCAACAGCTACCAGTTCCGCTATTACGCCATTCGGCGCATTCAGGATGTCGGTGCTTACGGAAACACGGCAGACGTGTCATTTCGCTTCCTGCCTTGTTTGGCAGCAGGCCTTGCCTACTATCTTGCCCTCAAAAAAGCTCCGGATCGCATTCAGATTCTTAAGGCGCTGTACGAGGAAGAATTTGCCCGCGCTGCCGCAGAAGATCGTGATACGGCCAGCGTGTTTCTTGTCCCCGATGCTTTCCGGTGAGGTAGACCATGTCCTCAGGCTACTCCTCCGGAAAATTTGCGATTGCAATATGCGACCGTTGTGGTCAGCAATTTAAGCTCAATGAGTTGATCAAAGAGTGGACGGGATTCAAGGTATGCAGAGATGACTGCTACGAGCCCAAGCACCCGCAATTGGAGCCCAAGCGCAACATTTCGGATACGATTGCTCTCAAGGAGCCTCGCCCGTCTGCTTACGAGAACATGGATGTTCCCGTGGGCGGGCCCGGGGCCACGGCATGGGACTCGATAGGCATGATGCCTTATCCCATAAACAAGCAAACCACGGCCTTTGGGGCAGTGGGAATTGTTCGAATAACAATCACGTAAGACAGACATGAACTACGCTGAACTCCAACAAGCCATTCAGGACATGACTGAGAATTACGAAGCAGTCTTCGTAAACAACATTCCTATGTTTGTGCAGCAGGCCGAGCAGCGTATATACAACGTCGTTCAGCTTCCCGTGTCGTCCAAGCCTTCCAAAGGCGCAACAAAAGCCAACCGACCCTACATTACCTTGCCTAATGATTTTTTATCAGTAGACCAGTTGGCAATCATTGCGGCCAACGGCAGTTACAGCTTCCCCATAATTGTGGATGTGTCGTTTATTCGGGAGCGGTATTCCAACCCCACTTCGACAGGTGTTCCAAAATATTACGCTGTTTTTAACAACAACACGTTGATAGTTGGACCTACTCCGGATCAGATATACCAGATAGAGTTGATCTACATTGGGTATCCAGAATCCATTGTCACGGCAGGAACAAGCTTTCTGGGGAATCAATTTTCCTCAGTATTGCTTTATGGAAGTCTCATTGAGGCGTATACTTTCATGAAGGGTGAACAAGACATCATGGCCGTGTACGACACCAAGTACAAAGAAGCGCTTGCGCTGCTTAAACGCTTGGCCGATGGGTTGGATAGAGTCGATAATTACAGAAATGATCAGGCGGTCGTTCCTGTCCAGTAAAGGAGTTTTTTATGCCAATCACACAAGCAATGGTCACGTCTTTCAAGACGGAGTCATTTAACGGAATTCATACTTTTGGAACGGGTGTTGTTCGTGGAACAACTACCGCTGATACATTCAAAATTGCGCTGTACACCAGTTCAGTGACCTTGGACGCTACCACCACGGTGTATAGCAGTTCAAATGAAACCACGGGCACGGGGTACACGGCGGGGGGTAATACCTTGACGGTCAGTCAGGTCCCCACCAGTACCGGTACTACGGCTTTTCTGTCGTTTGCCACGTCCACATGGACTTCGGCTTCTTTCACCGCCGCAGGCGCTTTGATCTACAACTCCACGCAAGGCAATAAAGCCGTTGCAGTGTTGAATTTCGGAGGCAACCAAACGGTAGCGGGCGGCGACTTCAACATCTTGTTCCCAACAAGTAGCTCAACAACTGCTATTCTGCGGTTCGAGTAAGGAGATCCTCCATGGCCTTAGTCATTAAAGATCGCGTCCAAGAAACTACCATTACCACTGGTACGGGCGACATCACGCTTGCTGGCGCAGTATCTGGCTTTAAATCGTTTGGCTCGGTCATGGCAAACGGGGACACCACCTACTACGCCATCATTGGCAGTACGGTATCCACCGAATGGGAAATTGGCTTAGGCACATACACCACGGCGGGAACTCTGTTGACACGAACTACGGTCTTTGCCAACAGCTTGGGCACCACCGCGCTGATCAATTTCTCTGCCGGTACCAAGTTTGTTTTCCAAGACGCTCCTGCTGATCGCCTTGCAATTGCCCCTGCGGCAGGCTTTTTTAACACGGTTCCTGTTACGGTGGATATTGGAGCTACTCCAAGATTTTCTCTTACCCTCAGCACAACAATTAGCGCCGCATTGTGGGCTGCCACCAATACAATCAACGCTCACACGCTGGGCAGCGATTTTGTTTTGATTTCGGGCGGTGTAACCGCTTACGGCGACGAGTACGAAATGGATGGGATAGACGTAACGGCTCAAAAAGGCGCTGCGTCCCCAGACATCACTTTGTACATCACATCTAGCTCGGGCGGTCCTATTGCAGGGCAGCGCACTATTGGTCTTCAACTTTCTTCTTAAGGAGTCATAAAAATGGCAATTATCCAATCTGGAGTTTCTGGCTCCACCCTCATGACAGTAGATGCTTCTCGCTTGGCGGGCCGCATGTCTTTGCAACCATACGAGCAGACTGGTCACTACTCGGTATCCGCTGCCACAGGCACAATTGCTACAGCAACTGCCGCCAACGGTCAGTTGTTCACCATGCGCTGGGCACCCGGCACTGGCGCATTGTGTTTGATTGACAAGATCACTATCAGCGTTAACCAAGTTGCGGCTTTTGTTACAACAGGTCAAGCGGTGGGAATTGCAGCACGTATTTTGCGCGGCACCACAGCGGTGGGCTCAGGCGGTACTCAAATCACCGTGCCCTCCAACAGCCAAAAGTACCGCACTTCTTTTGCCACTTCTGGTTTTACCGCAGGTACCAGCGATATCCGTGTGGCTACCACAGGCGCAGTTACTTCTGCTTCTGGCGGTACGTTGGACACCAACCCCTTGGCTGTGGCGGCAGGTGCAGGTTCTACAACTGCATTTGTGAACGTCATTCCTGCAATGACCACATTGGTGGACAGCAACAACGGACGTTCTCCCATCATCCTCACAAACACTGACGTGCTTGTAATTGAGAACAACATTTTGTTGTCCAACACTGTCACATACCAAATGTTTGTCAACGTCGAGTGGTCCGAAGCCGCTGCTTATTAATCGGTAGGCACAGGAGAACGGAATGCTAGGATTTACGCCGCTATCAACGCTGCCAATCTCGGCATTTCCGTTTGAAGTCCTATCTTCCCCCGGCTTGTTTGCAACAGGCCGAGTAGGCACCGTTTCAATTACGATTGGAAAAGCGGTTCAACTGACCGGTGTGTCTGCTACGGGTAGAGTAGGTACTGTAACTATTGGCAGTGGTAGATCGGTTCAACTGACAGGGGTTTTTGCTACGGGCGAGATTGGAGACCACGTTTGTCTTGAGTTGTGGAGCACAGTCGACACGCTTGCTTGCTAAGGATTAAAAATGGCATCACAGTACTCACCCACGCTGCGCCTTCAGTTGATGAACCAAGGCGAAAATACGGGCCAATGGGGAAACATCACCAACATAAACCTTGGTGATTTGATTGAGCAAGCGCTAACTTACATTACGTTACTGACTGTCTCCGATGTCGGGGACACTACGATGACTGCGCTTAACGGGTTGCCGGACCAGTCCCGAAGCATGATGCTTCGGTACCAAGGAACCATAACGGCAAACCGCAACGTAATCTGTCCACAGGTGGGTAAATTTTATGTGTTGCAAAATAACACAACGGGCGGCCATTCTGTCACTTTAAAGACGGCAGCACCGGGCTCCACAGGGATTACCTTACCTAACGGTTTTACTGCAATTGTGATGTGCGATGGCACCAATGTCATTGCCATGGGAACTTATTCTCCGACGTTTGGGTATGCGGCTATTACAAACAGCACAATTGACAGTACTGCAATTGGTTCAATAACCCCCGGCACCGGCACTTTTTCAACGCTTATTGCACAAAATGGTACGTTCAACGGAGGCATCATCAACGGTGCTTCGGTAGTTACCCCTAGCTTGACGGCTACGGGCGGAACCATTAATGGCACCGTCATTGGAAACATTACGCCAGCGGCGGTGGCCTCCAACAATTTGACTTCTACTGGCGGGGCACTTGAAGGAACCACCATTGGGGCAACATCTGCCGCCACAGGCAGATTTACAACCCTCAGCACAAGTGGCCAGTACACCAGCACGGTGAATATAGGAACAGCGCCTTTTGTTGTTACCTCAACCACCAAAGTCCCTAATTTGTACGTCGATCGGACAGCGGTTGCTGATACGTCAACCGTGGTGGACGACACCACAACAAACAGCACGTTCTACCCAATGTTTGCTGGAAATCCATCTGGCGCTCAGGCCCTGAAGGCTTCCAGTACCAAATGGACGTTTAACCCCAGCACAGGGGCCATGAGCATCACGGCTGCCACCGTTGGCACCCTGACCCTCACCAACCCCCTTGCAACGGCTCAGGGCGGTCTGGGCAACAACGCAGACTTCTTGACACCTCGCGTGACTGCGGTGGGCACAGGTGCTTCAATTACAGCCAACATAGACACCTCGGATATTGTCACGCAAATTAACACGCAGTCTGCGGGAACCTTGACCATCAATGCGCCAACAGGCACCGCTGTGAATGGACAAAAGCTGATCATTCGGGTAACCTGTACCAATGCTCAAACGCTGTCGTGGAATGCAGTGTTCCGTGGCTCCAACGACTTGGCTCTTCCTGCTGCTACGACGGGTTCCAGCAAGGTAGACTATGTTGGATTTTTATACAACTCAACTGCCCTAAAATGGGATTTGGCGGCCAAGGTATTTGGCTTCTGAGGAGGCTAAATGGCAACGTATTACTGGCGCGGCGGTTCGGGGACATGGGACACATCTTCCACCACTAACTGGTCAACCACTTCCGGCGGTGCGGGGGGTTTTGGGCCCCCTACAAGTGCGGATGACGTTATTTTTAATTCGGCATCTTCGGGCGGAACTTATGTGGTTACGTGTGTAAATGGCGTGTGTAAAAGCATTACAACCGCTGCCCCTGCTGCGGGAACACTGACCTTTGATGCTTTTAGTTCCTCCTATGCTTTTTGGGACTCATATGGAAACATTAACGTACATGCCGCTTGCCTGTTTACGGTAGGCGGAGTCACTACCGCTTTCGCTGGCATGCGCCAGTATGTTTCTGGAACGGCTTCTTGTACTTTTAACTCTTCTGGAACAAATACCCGAACAATTATTTTTGAGACCCGACCCCTTGTAAGCGGCTCAGCGTATACGTTTTGCAATAGCAGCACTCAAACTTTTGCCGCTGTGTTTTTAACTAATTATTATTCTGGAAGTTTTAACCGGCTCGGTACTGTTACTTGTACCAGTTCAACCATTTCAGTTGCAAATCCCTATGGCGCAGGAACCGATGATTATTTCAACATAGACGTACAAACCACTATTACTGTTACTAGTTCAACTTTTAATTTTGGCGTGGCCGCTCAGTCCCGGGCCTCACATTATATGGACTGGGATTTTGATAATGCAGCCGGAACCGTTGTTGGTTCTCCAAATGTTATTCAGCTAAGCTCTTACAACTACGTTTACATACGGGCTAAATCAAATAGTGGATCAATATCTGCTAATTTTTCTTTGGGGACATTAACCGCAGCGATTAATGTGGATGGCCGGATACTGGGCTGGAAAACTACCGGAGCTATCTCTCGACCTTCGGGAGCCACCGGAGGCCTTTCTTTTTACAGCAACGGGGCAGTGGATACATTCACCTGTACCTCGGTATCTAATGATATTTATTTCCCCGGTACTTACCCCGGAATTGGAACAGGATTTGGAAGTTTTTCTTGTTCAGGGGCATATACGGGCTCGTTTGATGGATATGGGCTATCAGTAGGGGCCATCACAATTGGCGGAACACTGACCCTTGCCGCAGGTAAATCTTTTTATGATGCCTATATTGCTGGGTCGGGTAAAACAATTACCCTTGCGGCAATCACATCAAACGGCACAGAGGCCAGCCCTTGCAGCATCACTTCTTATATAGGAGGTAACACTTATAATGTTTCTGGAAGCGTGTCCCTGTCATACACCAGCATAAGTAATGTGGCCATGACCCTGACAACTACAAACGGGTTTACAAGTAACAGTTCGGCCCCTGTCTCTTCTATTCCTGTTTTTTCAAACTTCACCCTTACAAATAATGGCGGAGGGGTATCGATTACAAATGCAAATTGGTCATCGGGCGGATATCGTCCTAATGCAACACGCCCAACAGTTTGGTCAATGGTTAACACCGTAGCCACTGCTGCTTCAATAGCCAATCAATTGAATTTGGATAGTTCATCTGAGATACTTTTGACGGCGGGCTCCACCCTTACCTTAAATGGCATATCTGGAACAGCTACAACAGCAAGGGTGACGGCGGTTACAACAAACATTACAAATACTGCATGGACCATAACCACAGCCGGATCATCTTTTGGAGCACTAACTGTTTCTGGAGGGTCTTTAACAGGGCCTCCCACGGATTCAACGGCCACCGCCACGGCGGTTACTACCACAAATGCAACGATTGATTTCTCCTATGTAGATTTGACAGTCAGCGGGGCCGTTTCGTTCACAGGAGATGTTGCTGGAACAAAATCCGTAACATTAAACTCACTAATTGGCTCCAGTACCGTAAGCTTTACAAATTTCTATTCAATTCAAATACGGGCACAAAGTTCTTTAAGTCCTACGCATGCGTTGAAAGGAACAACCCTGACTGTAAACAACAGTGCGTTGACAAATCCTAATACAACGGGGTCTACTTTCACAGTTGGGGGGAATGCAAATTTTTATCCTACTACGTTTACCGGGTTGGCCACTTTTAATAATGTAGCTGTGTCACTTGGGGGCTATGACGCAACCAGTGCGTTTACTTTTGTGGGGCTTACGCTTGTAAAAGGAACTTACACCAACACTTTTGTCTATTTTACAACTAACACTACTGCCAGTGTTACCAATTCTATTGGAGCGGTTACTGCAACCTCTGGGGGAACTATTTCCACCGATTCGTATTCACTGATAAGCAGCGGAGCAGTGACTGCAACGAATGTTGCTTTTAATTGCGCGGGGTGGACTGCTGCGGGGATTGTGGCAATTGCTTCTTCGCCTACTTCCGTCACTACAACTGCATCATTTGGGTACTTTATCAACGGTTCATCTTCAACTACGTTTACAAGTTATGACGTAACCCTTACCGGTGCTTCTCCTTCTGGTGCTTCAGCAGGCTTTGCTTTTTACAGTACCGGAAACTTTGTTTTAGACGATACAGGAAGAACTACTGCGGGTATCTTTAATGCCTCATCGGGAGGGGTTAGATTTGTCACTGGTGCAGGCGTTACCACATGGACCAAAAAAGCTGTAATTGTTCCATCGTTGACCGCATTTGGGACGGGGGGCCTAACCCTAACTAGTACAACTTCTTCAGGAATAGAACAAGTAGTAAAGAAGAAGAACGGTTGTGGACAACATACAAATCAAAGAGACGGTTTATTTCAGCAGGGAGGTATGCTAGAAGTTGGCTGTCTTACAGTACCAAAGCAACCAACGCATACAAGGACACAAAGTATCTGGCATACTTTGTCAATCCTCGTCCATCTACATATCTTGTTGCTATGTTGGGTAGCAGGGGTGTTGACT